CTTTAAATGTCATGTATTATTCTTCCTTTTCTTTATCTGATTGTAGTTGTTGGATTTGTTCTAGCGCTTCTTCATATAAAGCCTTGTAATTAGCGCATTCAATCGTTTTATTTGCCAATTGAATTGCTAAATCGTTAATAACTTTGTCTTGTGTATTCATGTTTCGCCTCTCTTATTTCCATTTTGTGTAATAACCTCGACTGTAATTTCCAGCTACTGCCCCAAGGTTTCTGAAATTATCGTAAATATCATTTAAGATATATGACAATCGGACACCTTGAATAACAATTTCATCAACACCAGTAATACTGTGGTTGCCCGTATCAATAGCTATTTCTTTCAATCCAGCTTGCGCACTCTGGTTAAATGTTATCCTTTGACCATACATGTTGATAGCACTTTGAACCTTGCTTCCTGTTCGTCCATTCCAGATTTGAAGGCCTGCTGTCGTGCTGTCAATCTGTTGTATTCCGTTTCGGTTACTCAATAGAGCAGTGTACGATGCATCTACACCGTTGATGTTACCAGCACCAAACACTAAATATTGCAGTGGTCGGTTAGGAAATTGATTTTTAATCCCAACGTCGAAAGCATTCATATCAATCCAGCCTGTTTGTAAGTCGAACGTAGTATTTCCGTTTAGTGAGGTAATGCGTCCGCCTTTAATATGGTCTCCAGTAAAATCAACGTTTTTGATTTTTGTAATCGTTGCTTGCTTTGCGAACAATTCATCGATAAACGCTTGTTGCGAAACTAGTCTTTGAATAAAAGCAGTATCGAATTTAACTTTGTCAGCCGTAACCGAGCCAGCATCTAATGCGTTGGTTGTAATCGCCCCTGCTCCTATCTTGCTTGCAGTTATCGTACCGTCCACAATCATGTCCGATTTAACTTTAATTTTTGGCGCGATGATGTCTACCCCTCTAGGGCTTGTTGAAATGGTTGAGGCTAGTTGCTCTCCTGTCAGAGTAGTTGAGCCAATAACCACGCCCTCTGGAGTAACCTGTACTCTAGCACTATTAGAGGCGTTGCGAACTTCCTGTCTGATTTCGTTTGCCGTTTGTGCAATAGCACTCTTAACATTCGTATCAAAGAACTGTGTTAACGCTCCTTGATTGCTTTTCTGGATTTTGCTCCAAAGAGTACTGTTAGGGTCTCTCATTTCCAGTTCAATAGAACGTAAATCCTTGAAGAGACCTGACAATGTACGTTGTGTAATAGTAGGCTCTACAAAGCTGGTAGGAAAATCCCCTTGTTCCAACTGAATATCAGTTATCACGGTATCCCCAGCACACCCCATGTGATGAAGTTTTAGCAGTTCATCGCGTGTCCGTGGTTGAAATATCTTGTAATATCGCCCGTTATGCTCTAGAGCAGGCGCACGGACGTTTTGAATAGTGATGTCCATTTGTTACCCTCCATAAATTTTAATAGGGATTGAACCATAGAAACTTCTATATCTGTTAAATCCAGTTTTTCGTTCGAATTCCTCAAGGGACTCAGTGAAAGTTACATAAGTTTTCCCTTGTTTGTTTTCGATTTTAGAAGCCGAAATTTCTTTTCCGTTTATCTCGACAGTTTTTATCTTGTTTTGTGAAAAATCCTTATTCAGCGTTATTTGTTTATTATGACTATCATAATTAATTGATACGTCACCACTAAATAACAGTCTTATTTTTACCCAAACAAGCTTTGTGCCGATATAACGATGAGTAACTTCTTTGTTTCCTACATAAATTCCTTCTCTAGCCATACTACCTCCTACTCGTATACATCATAGATAGTAGTGCTATCTTTAGTAGAAAGTGCATCATACTGAGATTTAGAACCAAACCAATATTTAAGTGGTTGCCCACCATTTTGATTGATAATATTTTGCCCAGGCGCGCCGTCTGCCCCTCTAGGTCCTGTTGGTCCTGCTGGACCTTGAGCACCTCTTGCACCGTCTGCGCCTTTAGGACCAGTTTGTCCGATAGGTCCTTGTTCTCCACGAGGACCAGTATCACCTTTTTGCCCTGGCGTTCCGTTTTCCCCTCTAGGTCCCGCTGGACCCATTGGACCAGGAGCGCCTTTTAACGATTCTCTCTGTTGACTTGTAAGCTCCTCGAATCGCATGACTCCGTCCGCACCTTTTGGTCCCGTTTCGCCACGTTCCCCACGGTCGCCTTTTGGTCCTGTTAGATATTGCAAGGCTGTGAATCGGTCACGACCATTTCCAACCTTGACTTTTCCAGTATCACTTTCAACACCTAACTCGCCTTCAAGTAAGATTAGTGAGCTATTTGTCCAGTCACTAGCTGTCATTCGTTTATGTTGCACTCTAATTGGTATTGTTTCTGTCATGCTACACCTCCGTCAAAAATAAATGTTGGACTTTCGTTCCAACTTCCGTCATATATTGAATTTTGCCCATCCGCAACCGTCTTATAGACAGGTTCAAACTCAATTCGATTGGTTCGATTATCAATTGTCGCAAACTGAACTGCGTTCTGATACCAATCGCCCGAGAATGTCAAGCGATAGCCGTCGTTATAAACTGATAAGACTTGTTCCTCTTTCTGAGTTAAGTCTTTGTCAATCTCTGGCAAGTGTGGATTAGCAGGCTCAAAATGAACATGACCACCATAGAACGGATTCTTCTTGATTATCACAGTAACGTCTGTCTTTCCGTACACCGTACATGTTGCTGACCAACTAATAACGTACTGCTTACCTAGTTCAAAGCCTTCTCCATTGTGTCCGACTTCGACATAATCAGTACCATAGGCAATTTTTTTAGCCGTGCTACCGTTGAGGCGGTTTCTGTTGTAAATAGCTGTCCCGTCTCCACCAATCAGTCCTGCGTTAATTCTTGCGGTCTCGCTTACCTGCTCTAATTTCTTACTTAATTCAGCGATTGAGTCCGCACCGCTCATGAGTTCTTCACGAATACGCTTCAGGAACTCAGGGCGCTCTTTCTCCACCTCTTCATGGATTTTAGCGTTGAAATCTTGAGCTTTGTTTTGGTATTCTTTTACAACGTTATCAATCTCAAGTTGTATAATACGAACCTTTTCGTCAATCTCTTTGTTTCGTCTTTCGACTTCATTCGCAATAGCTTCATGGAATAACGATTCACTAAATCCACTCACTGCGTCTTTGATAGCTTGTTGACGTGTTGCACGGTCTTTAGCTTGCAACGTTTGATAATCGCCTAATTCAGCAATTGAACGGTTATTATCCAATTTATCGATGACTAATTTATGGATTCTAGCTTCAAAAGCAATCCCTATTTGGTCTCTTACAATTCCAACACTGTCACCAATCCAAACATCCTGCTCAATCGCATTAGCTAAATCCAAAAGATTTGCTTTAAACGTAACAATTGGAACGGATAAGCGTTGTAGCTCTTTGTGAGTCGCTTTTAATAACTCAGTAGGGTCTTCGATATCCTCGTTTGTATATACACCGAAACGATGCTTAATAACGCCATTTTGATGTAATCCGTAGATATTTCTAGCAGTTTCATTCGTTACATAATTCTGTCCCGCTGGTTTATCAACGGGGTCTCCATTTGCAACCGACCAAACAACATCTTTAAACTGGATTCTACGACCATAACCGCCAGTAGCTTCACCGTTGTCGTCCGCGCTTTGTTCACCCTTACCACGACCAATCAAGGCCGTTACAACATCATCAGACGATTCTTCGTATGTAACATTCAGAATGTTAGTGCCATACTCGAATTGATGACCTGTAACACGCCCGAAGCGTTGATTTAAGTCAATGTATCGTCCAATTATCTTGTTTTCAACAAAGGTATATCTAACCTTGAACTCGCAAGCGTATGACTCAATTATTTTAACGAGCGCTTGACGAACTGAAATATAGTAGAAACTCAATTTTCCTGTTCTAGTCAAGCCGTCTACATTCCCTAATTGATAGCCTGTTCCTTCTAAAATTCCACTCAATACTTGTTCAGCGGTTCCCTTAGGACGCTTATTCTCGATGATGAATGAATGTAAGTCACTTTCAGCTCTGTCTATACCTTGTATAGACAATCCAATATCATAGGATTTTTCTGAAATTCTGAACAAACAAAAAGCCCCGTCTCTGGATTGAAAACCAAAAAACTGGGCTTCTTTGATAATGTTAGGCTTGTAATCTACAGGGATTTCAAAGCTCGCTCTATCAAATTGATTCAATTCAATCGTATGTGTAAAATCCGCAAGGCTCGCTTCATCGATTACATCAATCAATTCTTCCGTCTGATTAAATAAATAAATCATGCGAACACCTCTTTATACTGGATATCATTCAATGTCGCACCCTCAACTTGGAAAGTGTTTACGCCTTTTTGAAGTTTAAAATATCGACTGTTAACCACATCAAAATTCATCAATTCGTTTCTGCCGTTTAACGTGATTTCTCTAGTCTCACAATTGACAATCAGACTTGAATCTTGAACGTAAGTAGCTTTTAATCTGATATATTTTTGAGTTTCAAGGTGTAATATGCGAATTTCAGAACTTGCTTGTGTTGTAAGGTACAAAATAGGCTCTGTTGGAAAGTCTCCGTTATAAGTTACCTTGTTACTTCCTGTACTTTTAGGCTCGGTATACTTAAACGGGTCGTAACAAATGAAATGTAGTTTGATAACAGTATCGTTTGCATCTTCCAATTCTGGTTTCTTAACTTTTGAAAAGATAGCTTTGTAATATCTCTCTCCATCATCACCAAATTCTAATTTCTTAGCTTGACGGGAAAATAACAAGCGGTTTAAACGCTCATACTGTTTCCGCATCCCTAAATCAGTATATCCTGTTAGTCTAACCTGTATCTCAATCTCACGCTCTTTGTAAGTCGCACCATAGAGATATTGACCGTCTCGACCTTTTATGTTCGCTGTTTCGTGGTGAAAATCAAGGACGTCCCGTCCCGTGGTATTCGCCACGAAAAACGTTCCGTCCTCGTTATTCATTTCTTGATTGAGACTTACACCGCCAAATTGAACTTCTAAACCAGAGTTAAATGTTGGCGTGCCTTTTGTTGTGTCATTAAAAGTATACATTTAAACCACCATTAAAGGCTTGAAGCCTTCAATCTTATCCTTTCTTCTTTACTTTGAATATTTGAAATGTCTGAAACAAAGGCTCTAAAGTCGTTAGAACCAAGTGCAAGGTTGATAACAGCAGGCTCTTTTGTTTGGTTAACTTCATAAGTAGCTGATAATGTACCAGATACGTTGTTAGAGAAATCGCCTTGTAAAGCATTTGACATAGCGGAAACTCTAGATCCTGCGTCATCGAACATCGAACGGATGCCGTCTGCCATTCCAGATACATTGCCTTTGACATCTTCAAAACCACCCATTAAAGCAGTATTGAAGCCACCCATGATTGCTTCCCCTGCTGGAATTAGCAATCTTCGGTCATAAGAGATAGGTCCTTTGTGGGTTGCAATCCAGTTTGCTACGCCTCCGATGAAGTCTGTAACAGCGCTCCATGCAGCTTTCAATCCACCTAGGAATCCATCCATGATAGCTCGTCCAGCTCCTGATAAGTCGATGTTCCATAATCTATCAAAGAATCCACCGATTGCATCAATTGCGCTAGAAACTCCGCCCTTAAGTGCGTCCATCGCACCCAAGAAACCTTCTTTCATACCGTTAGCAACATTTACTACTGTCTCTTTAATCGCGTTGATTGCACCGCTAATAAATTCTTTAATACCATCCCAGATTGTGGTCACAGTATCTTTAATAGCTCCTAAAACAGTACTAATGATGTCTTTAATTGCATTAATGACAGTTTCAACAACCGTCTTAATACCATTCCAAACAGTTTCCGCTATTCCTTTAATAGCCTCCCAAGCGCCGCTCCAATCACCTTTAATAATAGCCGTCACCGTTTTGATGATGCCTGCTATCACGTTCAAGACAGTTGAAATGACCGTTGAAATAACAGTCCATACAGTCTGGACGATTGTAGTAAATACATTCCAAATTGCATTCCATACATTTTGAACAATTTGCATGTATGTTGTAATCACGTTTTGGATAACTTGGATAGCGTTCGTTATAACCTGTTGAATAGCATTCCAAACCGCTTCAACGACCGATGTAAGTGTATTCCAAACGTTTGTAGCAACCTCTACAATGCCATTCCAAATACCAGACATGAATTCTGCGAATCCATTCCACAAACCTTTGATTACTTCAATGACAGGCGTTATAAATTCAACAAAGCCATTCCAAGCATTCGTTGAAACCTCTACTACACCGTTCCAAAGGTTACTAAAGAACTCTACTATACCGTTCCATACGTTTTTAACCGTTTCAACGACAGCCGTAACAACTTCGACAATACCATTCCAAACCGTTTTTGCGATTGAAACAATACCGTCCCATAGCGTTGAGAAGAACTCTGTCAAAGCGTTCCAAACATTCATCAACGCTTCCACGATTGGTTGTGCGCCTTCTAAGAAGC